CATCCGCATTCGGGGCCGAAATCACCAATCATCTTGAACGGATGGAATCAGTGAAATCGCAACACGACCCGATCAAACATCCGAAGCACTACACCAGCCATCCGAGCGGCATTGAACCAATCGAGATTTGTGCTTACGAGACCTTTTATCGTGGCAACATCCTTAAATATGTCATGCGGGCACCGTACAAAGGGTGCGAGTTGCAGGATCTCAAAAAGGCACGGCAATATCTCGACTGGGAAATCAGTCGAGTGGAGGAGTCAGACGCATGACAATCATCGGCATCGACCCCGGCTTATCCGGCGGCATTGCAGTTATTGAAAACGGGCGGGTCGTCGAAACGCACCGGATGCCCGTCGTTAAGTTTGGCGGCAAGAAGGTGATGGACTCACGCGGCCTTCGGGAAATCCTGATCGAGCGTGATTATGCTAGCCGGGTGGTCATCGAAAAGGTTCACGCGATGCCCGGCCAGGGTGTCACGTCCATGTTCACTTTTGGCTTTGGCGCAGGCGTGATCGAAGGTGTTCTGGCGGGAATTACAATGCCTTTTGAATATGTGACGCCTCAAAAATGGCAATCTGTTTTGAACGGAATTGATTCTACGCTGAAAAAGAAGCGGTCTATCGTATATTGCAATGGACGCTTTCCAATGATCGGTAAGTTGACCGATGGGGAGGCCGATGCGGTCTGCATGGCCCTATGGGCAGGTGGTGTGTGATGGCACGATTTATGGTTGCATTTCACGTGTTGCGCAATATGATCCTGCACGGCAAACGGCAGGAAAACCACATTGTGACCTACCAGGTAGACACGGACGACCCCGATATAATCACCAATGTCTCATCTGTCTTTCTGTCCGACCCAGAACCCAAACCGAAGTGGGACCCTAAATGCAAAAACAAGCGAGAACAGAATGGGAATGGCGATGCCAGCTGACCCAACGGAGCCGCAAATGGTCACGGCTCCGGGTATTGCATGGTGACAAGGCCAACCTTGCTGATCTGGGGCCGATTCCGTTACCACCGGTCAGTCTGGTGGAGTACCACACCAACACAAAGTATCGGCGAAAATAAAATATTTTTAATCGTTTGATAGTAATGGATTACGGCAAAAACAACTGTCGAGATTCGGCGATTTTACACATTAGGGTAGTGGCGAGAGAAAAAAACATCATGATCGACAACCTTGGTCTTGAAGTCACCGTTGACGGGCGAAAGCTCACAAGGGTGGACGTACCAACGATACGCCGGTCTATCGCACTAGCGATGAAGCAATTAGGAATCCCCAACGCACAAGCCTGCGAAGTGCTTGGGGTTCATCGTGACACCTATCGCAAGATTGCCGCATCAGAAGGTCGCAAAGCACCCGAAGTGATTGGCGTCGTGTTCGGCCAGGGTGATTGGACGCCTGAGACGCAGGATCAAGACCCGGCCACGTGTGATCGTTGCCGAGGGATCAAACGCGGCTCGCGTCTCTACTGTGCTGCCTGCCATTCCACGGGGTTCGAGCGGGAACTTGAGAACGAGCGGATTGACGATATTTTCGCCGAGGCTTCTGAGATGGAAGCCGAATCGCGGGATAAGAAGGCCAAACGCAGGACCCGAAAGCTCAAATGAAAATCAAATCAGTTGCCATCGGCTCGATCAGTCAAGACCCTGCGAACCTGCGAAAGCACGGGGAGCGGAACATTGACGCGATCGTTGCCAGCCTACGCAAGTTTGGGCAGCAACACCCGATCGTGATCGACTCCAAGGGCGTCATCCTATCCGGCAACGGTCGGTACATGGCAGCCGTTAAGCTCGGTTGGAGCGATATCAAGGTGGTCGAGTCGTCGCTGACGGGATCGGCTGCGACCGCTTACGCCATCGCTGACAACCGGACGGCAGAACTGGCCGAGTGGGATACCACGGCGCTGGCTGAGACCTTGCGAGCGTTGCAATCGGAGGAGTTCGATACCACGGCGGCGGGGTATAGTGATGTCGAGATTGATGCACTTGTGGAGGGGTTGGGGAGCGAGCTGCTTGGGGCAGATAAAGAGGTCGTTGAAGACACAATTCCGGAGCCACCCGTTGACCCGATCACCAAGGCTGGCGATCTGTGGATTCTCGGTGAGCACCGGGTGCTTTGTGGCGACTCGACGAAGGCGGCGGATGTGGCACGGTTGATGGATGGGGTGAAAGCAGAGATGATGTTCACCGACCCGCCATACGGTGTGGATTACACCGGCGGGCATTTTCACAGCGGGAATGTGGAAATCAAGCGTAGTCGTGAAAAATTAGCCGCTGATGATACGACAGAAATCTATTTTAAATTCCTTCCATTGGCAATATCGGTAGTTGATGGCCCTTGCTATATGTGGTTCGCTGGCACTAAAGCAAGAGGCGTTTTTAATGCAGTGTATGACGCAAAATGCGATATACACTCCATGCTGATATGGCACAAGACAAACGCGACATATGCAGCAATGAATGCACAATACAAGCAGAGGCACGAACCATGTTTATACTTTAAGCCCAAGAATTCAACGCTTCGCTGGTGTGGCAAAACGACAGAATCCACTTTGTGGAGTCAAGACCGAGATGGGATTAATGAATTCCATCCAACCCAGAAACCTGTGGCGTTAGCTGCAAAAGCAATCGGAAATCACTTAGCCGCGAGCGTTCTGGATTTATTTTGTGGTTCCGGCACAACACTAATCGCCGCCCAACAACTCAACCGCAAGTGCTACGGCATGGAAATCAGCCCCCAATATTGTGACGTGATCGTGAAACGGTGGGAGAATCTGACAGGAATGGTAGCCGTTCGAGAGACCTCGGTAAAAACACCGGCATAACATCGGAGACAAAAATCATGCCACCTAACATCCAAAACCTTCGACCACCGTGGCCCAAAGGAACATCTGGCAACGCTGGTGGGCGTCCAAAAAAGCCGCTCCAATCCGCACTTGAGGCAGAGCTGGAATCTAAGCCAGAACTCTTGCGTGCGATGGTCCAGAAGGGCCTGAAGATGGCATTGGAGGGCGACTTCCGTTACTGGTCAGCAATCTGGGACCGGATGGATGGCAAGGTGACGACGAGCATCGAAATTAGCGATAAACCCCAAATCGACTGGGCAAGTCTCGATAATGAGTGCGACACCCCACCACGCAAGACAGTTAATCCCAAGGGGCCTAAACCGCTTCCTGCAAGCGGCAACACCATCTCACCAGTGGTCGCCAGAACACTTGGCGGAATGCCGCCGGGCTCTGGACAGGGTGACGACCGGTGAATGCAAACGGTTGATGCTGTTCTTGCCGCCCAGGCACGGCAAGAGTGAGCTGGCTACGATCCATTACGCTGCTTACAGGCTGTTACTAGACCAGAGTTTACGGGTGATCATTGGAGCCTACAATCACTCGCTTGCCTGCACCTTCAGCCGACAAACGCGACGGATTGCCAAGGAATTCGGTTTCGAGTTTTCCGACGACCAAAACAAGCAAAATCAGTGGTCAAGTGAACACGGCGGTGGCCTGTATGCTGTCGGTGTCGGCTCTGGTGTCACAGGCTACGGTGCTGATTTGGTCATTATCGATGACCCAGTGAAGTCGCGTGCCGAGGCCGAATCACCCACCTATCGTGCTCGCGTCATGGATTGGTATCAAAATGACCTCTACACACGCCTTCACCCAGGTGCTGCCATCGTCCTGATTATGACCCGCTGGCACAGCCTTGACTTGGCTGGCCAATTGCTAGAGCAGGCCAGTGACGGTGGCGAACAGTGGGATGTGGTCAGTCTTCCGGCTATTGCTGAAGCGGATGACCTGATCGGTCGTCAGCCCGGTGAGGCGCTGTGGCCGGAACGATACAGTGTGGAAGACTTCGAGCGGATCAAAAAGACCGTTGGCTCCTACGCCTTTTCCGCACTGTACCAACAGACACCAACACCCCGTGATGGCGGCTTCTTCCGGCCCGAATGGTTCCGCATCGTCGATCCATCACCGATACCAGACAACTCCAACGCATGCCGAGCGTGGGACACAGCCGCAACGGTCGGAGGTGGTGATTACACTGCCGGTGTGTGGATGTGCAGGACAGGCGACATCTACCGTGTCAAGCACGTTTCACGCGGGCAATGGTCGCCTGCTACCCGTCGCACAATTCAGCGTCAGATTGCCGAGACCGACGGGCGGGAAACGATCGTCCACCTGGCACAAGACCCCGGCTCGGCTGGCGTCGATCAGGTCCAGCATGACACTCGAAACCTGATCGGTTATGGGGTGATCAGTAAACGCCCCACAGGATCGAAGGAAGTGCGGGCAATGCCGATGGCCGCCGCTTTTGAATCTGGTTCAATCGAACTGGAGCGTGGCGAATGGAACCGTGATTTCATTGACGAATTGTGCTCATTTCCAACCGGAAAACATGATGACCAGGTCGATGCCGCTGCCGACACGTTCAGCTATTTGAGTTCCGTACAACCGTTCAGATGGGTGT